CACCACCTAATAACCAACTTCGTTCCTTGGCAGGTGTGAACGTGTGCGAGCCAGCCCAGCCCAGCCCAGCCAGCCCTGTTTGTTCATTTAGGAGAACGCTACGGAAATAGCGTAGCGTAGTAGGGACAGGACGGACTAAGGAGTCCTGTTCCTACTTTTCCTTCGCGAATTATTCCTTATATATATAAGGAGTCTGACTGCTCTATAAATGATAGTGGGTTGAAAGTGGATTAGAAAGCGGTCTGATTGGCAATATACAAGCCGCTGTCAGACAATATCTTGTTAGCTTTATGAAGGCGTTTTAGATACCTATAAAACGTACTTTCCGATACTTCCAGCTTTTCAATGATATGGCGGCATAAATCACCCGCTTGCCACTGCTTGCTACCCATCTCAGTTAAGAACCTTTTATCGTCAACAGCCTTGTGTGCGCCTGGTTTCTTTAGCTTGTCGGGGTTGAGTGCAAAGTTGGCTTGGAACAGCGGATAATGCCACTGAACGACAAAGCTATCTACTGGCGGGAAGTTGCGCAGCGTGATGTCACAAGTGTAAGTCTTCTCATCCTCCTCGTGGGCAGTCAGAACGACCAAGGTATCTGGATTACGGGCGAACACGCCCGACCCACTGAAGCGGTCAATCGACTCTGCACCCGACTTGTTACCCTTGCTGAAGTGGTGTGACAGGATGATTGACAGATTGTGGCGGGTTGCTAGGTACTCAAACTCGTTCATCAGTGATGACATATCGCCAGCACTGTTCTCATCTCTCTCGCCCATCAGCATATAGTTTGGGTCAAGGATGATGGCTTGGTAACCCTTACCTTCAATCTGCTTCTCAATCATAGGGCGGATGAGAGTTAAGTCGGCAGCGTGACCTCTCAGCGTCCACACATCAAAGTCATCGGCCTTATCCTCTAGTCCTTTGGCTTTAATAACATCAGCTAAACGATTGCGGAAGCTCCACTCTTGGATCTCAAAGTTAATAAACAACACCCGCGACATCTTGCACTGCTGCCCCCACCAAGGCACGCCAGCGTGTAACGAAAGGGCTAGGTCGATTAGACTCCAACTCTTAAACGCCTTACTACCTCCACCCAGCAACATCTTCCCGCCTCTGTGTAGCATTCCCTCAATTAACGTCTCTGGTGCGGGTAAGTCTTCCTTGATAAGTTGTGCATAAGATTTAATCGGCGGCCACTCGTCCGTCTTTGGTTTGATACCAAGTGCTACTGCTGGCTCTATCATTTTCCTCCTTTACAAAACCATAATAGGCTTTGCATTTTGTCTTCTCTCTTTGCCCCAGGAATCCTAACGGGTTGACTGGGTTTGAATGTTGCAGGATCACAGCCTAACGGAATAAGAAAAGCTTTTAACTGTTCCACCCATTCGTTCTTAGGTGGCATCTCAAACCAACCATGCAAGCTCTTTCCGCCAGTATCCACGACAGCGTGTAGTTTCATGCTGAACAAGTCGCGCATCAATTGGAACACCGCGCCCATCTCTGGCTTAGTCAGCACATCCGACTCGACAACCAAGAACACCCTATGCTCAACCGTATCGTTGGATCGGCTGACTGTGCCTTGCTTGTAGCTCGCACCAGTTGTGTACTGCCCGATTGGCTCATCCAGCTTCTTCCACTCGTAAGCTATGCGGAAGTTCTGTGGATGCTTACCGCTGTCCGTCACGTTGCCTATCCAGATGTTATCGACAGCGTTGAACAGCGATAGGAACAACTGATAGTCCTGCGCTGGATCGCCTAGCTGGGTAGGACTTTCCTCGTACATATCCGCTGGGTCCCAATTGTAGTGAGTCAAGTATCGTTGCTTGTTCGATTCAGCAATCGTCTTGATCCTATCCAACACCTCGGAGTGCGGGTCTTTCTTGATAACCAGCTTTGGTACGGCTGTTCCACCCGACATAATGTTTACTGGCTTGTATAGAACATCGCTGGATATAGCTCTGCGCAGCTTGCGGTTAGCCTCGTCACGATACGGCGTGCAGGAAGTATGCCAGCAGAATATAGTCGGCGCGCCATCTACGAACACAGTTGTGTCACGGATGCGAGTATGGCTGGTATGCGCAGCCTCGCCTGGGCACTTACACAGCCCGTGATTCTCGGACTGCCAATCCACTTGACCCACGATCTCTTCAGCTTGACGTTGTGCTGTTGTCATTTCCAGAACCTAAAAATTCTTGCCTCTTCGAGAGCCTTCATAATTATCGAAGCATCGGCATTATATCTTTTATCGTTAAAATCATTATTCTCATCACAACAATCTATCCTTGCCGACCTTCCGTTAAACTCATATCCAAAGCAACCACAAAAAGTGCATTGACAAAACATATAACCACAATCCCAACCACCGCACCCAGAAGAGCATTCATACTGTCCAGAATTACCAGTCCAATCATTGATTGCGTGATTCTCGTAATCCTTGACACTACCCAAGATTGCAATTCTTTTGTGGAATCCAAACATCTCAACCTTCCTTGAATCGTAATCAGATATGATTATATCTTTATTTGATGGTTTAATCTCAAGGTATAAATCCTTATCAAACATTCCGCTTTTAGGTATAAAGAAATCTGGCAAGTATTTTATTGTTTTCCCTCCATCCGTCATCTCGTAACCCTGTGGCTCATATTCAAAATCAATACCGAGACAATCCAAGAACACAGCCCACCTAGCCTCGTTCTTCGATCTGTACTTTACAGAATTATATTCAGTCTCTATCGCTTTTATTGTCTTCATATTAAAATTCAAACTGGCTCTGATTCAAGGGGTAGACACACTGAGGAAACGCCCGATGCAAGATCTCCTTGCATACCACAACGCCAGTTAGTTATTTGTCTTATAACTCAATCGCCTTTTGCGATGCAAGCACAATATCCTGCGCTGTTATATTCCGCAACGCATTACACCAGTATTGGGTTCGAGGTGTCTTGTTGCTCGCATCCTTACACTTAGCCTGCGGCAACCCAGCGTGCGGACGGCAAGGTGCGTGTGGGCAGGTATCGGGTTTGAATATCGATACGTTCTTAGGATAAAAACTCATACGATCTTTTGGATCGTAGCTGCCCCACAGCGACACACACGGCGTATCCAACCCAGCAGCCATGTGATTGACTGAACTATCTGGCGCGACAACGAAGTCAGCCCCGCTGATAATCGGGAACAGCGAGCGCACAGCCTTGGTGCAGTTAAATAGGTCAATCACTCGCGGATGATCCACCTTAAAGTTGTTTGAGTTATCCAGCCCGATAATCACAGCGTGATGTTTGGGGTAAGCCTCAAGCAACGCCAGCACCGCCTCCTGCCCCATAGTTGGCGGGTAGGTACGAGTCGGACCAGAACTGCTGACATGGTAAGCAAAGAACGGACTAGGCAACGGCCACTTGCCCATCGCCTTTAGCTCTTCGTGGTCTGGCTCGATGAGATGTAGAACTGGCTTACAATACTTTGCCATCTTCTTCTCATCCCAGACACCCATCCACTCGTAGATCCGCTGGTAGCAGTTGCCACCGCCAGTGCCTAGCTTGGTGTTGCCTACCTGCCCGCTGAACAAATCATCCGTTGGCAAGTGAGCGTCAAAACTATCCCATGCCTCCAGCGAGGACGGCAAAGGCCACAGCTTTGCACCCAGCCCAGCGTAGAGAGGTAGGTTGCGTGCAGGAGCGTAAACCTCAACAACCCCACCCGACTCCTGCACCAAGTAGTTAACGAAAGCAGTGGCAATGATTGCGTCACCGATTGCGCCAGCGCGGTAGACGGCTGTTGCCCCACCAGCAGCGCGCCCTTTGTAGTAAGGCTTGATCTTGTGTGGGCAAGGGATTGAATCGTCCCAGGTTGGTCCAGTTAGCTCATCGGGCAGCACATAGGTAGTGCGCGGGTAGAGCATGTTGTCATCGACCTTGTGAATTGCGTTAGTGTTATTTGTCCATAGTTTCATTTGGTTTTCTCCTCTATAATAAAGAACACAGCTAGAATTGCTGTGATTACTGTGATAACCGTAATTGCAACAAGAAGCTTTCCTATTGCCAATCCTGCTCCGACAATGATCCAATCGTATAGTG